ACACTTGGCCTGATTGTAGGCACAGTGTTCGGCACTGGCAACGTGGCCGATATCGAGGCAGTGACGGCGACGGAAGTCGTTGGCGTTCTCTCGACGTTGACTGGCGCGTCGGCCTCGGTGGAAAGCGGGAAGGTACGAATCACGACGGCACTGGTCGGCTTGACCGGCAGTGTGCAGGTCGTGAGTTCAAGTACCGCGATAGCCATTGGGTTTGACAACCTCGTTCACGCAGGAGTCAATGGGGTCGTTCAGTATTCAGGCGTCTTCCAGACGCAAGACCCTGGTGCCTTTGGAAACCAGATCCAGTACGACACCACTGTTTGGTCCACTACATCGACGGCAATCTTTTCTTCGGGCGGTTCGGTCATTACGCTGAATAATGTGACCTTGTTGCGCGAGGGCGACATCGTAAAACTATACAATCCCGCCGATGGAAACCTTGGTACGAGGTGATCTATTCGGTAGTCACTTCCACCAAGCAGGTGACTTTCATGGCCCCGGTCGTTCTGTCCATCCCTGGCAGCACGATGCCAACAGGGACCGAGGCAAAGACATCGACCTACCACAGGCAGGTAACGAGCACAGTCACGGCTCTCGCCAATGGCGGGACCGAAGTACAACTCGTAACCGTGGCCGGAGTGAACGTAGGTTCGCACCTTATCATCGGTGACGGGACCACGATGGTAGACGTTGTCGTTACCGCGAAGAGCGGAAACGTCATCAGGTTCGCAGCGGTAACGCTGAGGGCGTCCATCGCAATCGGCGCAGTCGCCTCGACAATCGAGTTCGCCATGAAGGTCTACGAAGAGGGTAGCCTTGTGGGCCAGTACTCCGGTCTTTCGATGGAACCCACCAACGATGTCGATTACGTCGGAAAACGTCTCTACGGAGACGGCAACGAATCCTACGATGTGGAATTCGTGGACGGAGGCTTGACCCCGACACCGCTATGGATGCGGCAACCAGATCCGATCTTGGCTTTCATCTCTGGCGCGAGTGACGGGTCGGCCCCATCGGACAACGACTGGAAGGGATCTGCGGTAGCACCGAAGAGCGGCCTTTATCTCTTCGATGCGTGGCTTGACATCATCAACATGATTTCAACCCCCGGAGTGACCTCGGTATCGGTTACGGGGAACGGAATGGACTACACGGAAGCCCGTGAAGACCTCGAATACATCGCGTTCACTCCGCTCGCTGACGACGAGGCTCAGGAAGCCTACGACTATCGTATGCGGCAGTTGAACAAGGACACGATGTTCGGTGTCCTCTACTATCCTTGGGGAATCATCGACGATCCCGAGATCGACGGGCAGGATCTTCGCACTTCACTGGAAGGCTGGATACAGGGCAAGTGGGCAGACGTAGCTGCCAATATTGGCGTCCACAAGAATCCAGCAAACGTGACTCTCCGTGGAGTCAAAGACCTAACGCACTACACATCTGATGGTGAAGCCGATCTTCTCAATCCGGTCGGTGTCAATGTCATTACGGCAAAGCCGGGAGAAGGCATTCGGGTCATGGGTGGCAGGACACTCTGGTCTACCCAGGACGGGAGGCATTACGTCTCTGTCAGGCGTCTACTCGACTTTGTCAAGCGGTCGATGCGCGTGGGCAACAGGTGGGCCGTGCAGGCTGTCAATGATCCTGCCCTATGGAAGATGCTCGTCACGGCGAACGGAGCATTCCTGAGAGGGCTATGGCAGTCTGGAATGCTCTTCCCGAGCAACGACATTGCCAAGGCATTCTTCGTGAAGTGCGATTCTGAAAATAATCCGGTAGAGCAGAGAAAACTCGGCAGGGTGTGGATTTATGCAGGCGTTAATCCCCCGTACCCCGCTGAATTCGTCGTTATCAAGATTTCTCAGTGGGATGGCGGTTCATCCACGGAGGAAACGCTCGGATAGGCGGCCCTTAATCGCTGATGTTCAGCGTGGGCGTGGTTGAGAATGAAACAAGGAGCAGGAGGTCAACATGGCAGACGGAGTAAAAAGCAACCCCTTCCGAGGGTTCAAGTTCAGGGTGGACATCCCTGGCTTCAAGGGCGCAGGATTCCAGAAGGTTTCGGGGCTCAAAGAAGCAACGGATGTCGTAGAGTACCGTGAAGGGACGGACAAGGTTACCGTCTCAAAATTGCCCGGTCTCACCACATACGACAACGTGACGCTCGAACGCGGGCTGACACAAGGAAATGACTTCCGCACTTGGCGGGAGCAGGTCGTGAGAATCCAGACGAGCGGCAACGATGCCCCCGACGACTCGTTGGATGCGAACAGATCAGAGAGCGAGTTCTATCGGTCTGTGATCATTACCCTTGTAGATAAGGGCGGTCAAGACGTGAAGCAGTGGACGCTGTGGAATGCTTGGCCATGTGCTCTTGAGTACGGCGATCTCGATGCCCAGTCTTCGGACGTGATTATCGAGACGATGGAACTCTGCCACGAGGGCATTACGCAAACGCTATAATAGGGCGAGTCGCCCTTGGCAAGTAGGGATCAGGAAGTAGGAAGCAGGCCAGTGGCCGGGAGGTTTTTCGTGGTGCTTTTGGGAAAACTCCCCGAAGTGAATGAATTGCCGTGCGGTGTTATCCGTGATGGTGAAATTCTTCGGGACTATGACCTTACAGAGATGACCGGATTCGTTCGGAAGGCTATGGCAAGCCGGAAGGTGCGAACCGACGTGGGCAAAGTAATTGACACGCTTCTTGAGGGGTGTGTCACAAGCATTGCCGGACTTGAAGGAAAGGCCCTGAAGAAAGGGTCTTTCCTTCGCTCATTATTGATCGGTGACCGTGATTTCCTGATGCTGAAGATTCGCCATATCTCCATCGGGAATATCGTCATGGTGAATATGAACTGCCCGTCTTGTCAGGAAAAACTGGACGTGAATCTGGATCTCGATGAAATTGACATCTGGGGAATCGAGAAAGATGCCGACGAGATCGACCCCAATGGCCGTCGTATTTTTACCAAGGTCAGCGAGAAACTGGGCATCACGGCCAAGTTCCGCTACCCGGACGGTATTGATCAGACGGTGATTGCTCAGGTAGCAAGGGCCAATCCAGTCGAAGCGCAGCACCGGATTCTAAACCGATGCCTCGTGGAATGGCGCGACAAAGACAGTCAGCTAGCAGAGCCATTCCCCCCGAACTTCTTCGATGGGAAAGCGATCCGCGTAGTGGACTGGGCTGACAAGGCATTTGAAGAAAACATGCCTGGCCCGGAGATGAACTTCGAGGTCACTTGTGGGGTATGTGGGGCAGAGTCTGCTGCCAACATGGAGTCCTCGGATTTTTTGTTTCCGCAGACCCAAAACAAGAAGAAGAGTACATCTTCCGACGAAACTGGTTCGTGATGATGGTCACGAAGGGGGGAGTCGGATGGGATAAGGGCCTCGGGCTTCCGTGTTACGAATTCGATTGGCTCTATGAGCAATGCGAAGCGCACATGGAAGAGATGGAAAAGGAGGTCCAAAAGGTTGAGTCTGCGACAAGATCCGCAAGAAAGGGCAGATAGATGGCCGGTGTCAGCATTGGAATCGGCTACAACCTGTTCGGAAACGACAGGCTGTCAGGCCCTTTAGGGGCTGCCAATGCTCGCATGAGGGCATTCTCGTCTTCTCTCGATATTAACGCACAGAGAATGCAGGTCGCAACTATGATGGGGGCGGGCCTCGCGACCATGATCGGTGTCAAACTCGTTGGAGCACTGAAGAAGGCCGTAGGATCGGCAGCCAGCATGGAAGACATCATGCTGAGTGTCCAGCGAGTCGGTGGCTTCACAAATGACCAAATCGAAAAGATGCAGAGAAGTTTCCTTCAACTATCTGCTCAACTACCCCTCTCAGCCGAAGAGCTGGCCCGGGTCGGTGTCATCGCAGGAAGGCTGGGCGTCAAGGGCGTAGAGTCTATTCAAAAACTTGCATTCACTTCCGCGCAGTTGGCCCGGTCCACCGTCTTGACAGAAGAAACGGCGGCATCGGCGTTGGCTCGAATCTCCAGGTTGTTCAAACTCGACATTGTGAGTTCTGCTAATGCTGTTTCGTCCGCATTGGTAGGGATGGCTACCTCATCGACAGCCACGGCAGAAGAAATCGCTGACATTACCGTGCGAATGGGTGGCATGGCGAGCGTCATGGGGATCTCGGCCCACCAAGCAATGGCCCTGGCCGCCACAATGCGAGATGCAGGTCTTCGGGTCGAAATGGGCGGCTCGGCAGTCATGCGTATTTTGACCGCTATGACATCTAAGCAGGCCCAATTCGCAAAGATTATCGGCGTCACGACAGATCAGTACCGCCAAATGTTCCGGCAAGACCCGATGGGAGCATTTGTTAGGCTTCTGAGCGTCATCAAGGGCATCGACAAGATGGACCTTGCCAACATCCTCAAGGGAGTGGGCTTGAGCAATGTCCGTACTTCAATGACGGTGCTCGGTCTTAGTCGGCAGTTGGGTACGTTGGAAAGAAACCTCGGTAACGCCTCCAATATGTATCAACAAGGAACGAAGGTCAGCGAATCGTACGAATTGATGACCCGTTCCTTATCTGCCAAACTGTCAACCCTGGCTGGTTCAATCAAGAATATCTTTATCATAACAGGCAAATTCCTTTTACCTGTCTTTAGGACCGCCGTGCAGGTTGGTGTCGATCTAACGTCTGTTTTTCTGTACTTGCCAAGGCCAATCCATGCGCTGGCTGCCGCATTACTCTTGTTGGCCGGAGTAGTCGGTCTTCTTCTCGCACAGGCAATGGCCCTGAAGTTGATGACCTTCATGCTCACCGGGTCAATGGGCGCGATGGTGGGGACGACTGGAGTTCTTAGTGCGTCTCTCGGGATGTATTCTACTGCTCTCTGGTCGGCAATACTTTCTGTACAAGGTATGATTCTTGAGGTATGGGGGCTGATCATTGGAATGAAGGCGTGGATTGTCACCAACATTTGGGCAAAAGTTGTCGCATGGCTTACCACAATGGCATTTGTTGGGCTTGGTGCGGCGATGAGCATGGTGACAAAGGCGGCTTGGGGTTACGTTTTAGCTGCGAAGGGGGTAATTCTTTCTCTGTGGGGACAAGTGAAGGCAGCGGCTATCGCCACATTTAATTTTATCAGGATGGGCGTAGAGGGGACTTGGGCTTTTTTTGAAATTCTCGCATCATCTATTGCAGCAGCAACCGGAATCGCCTTTTTTAACACAGCCCTTGGGATTGCTAGTATTATGCTTGGCGGGATATTTATCGCCATCCTAGCGATAGCCATTGTTTTCAAGGTTGTAATTCCTCTCATTAGCAAACTTGCATCATTCCTTGGCGAAACACTATCTGGTGCATTTAGCGTTCTCGGTGCTGCTATTGGCGTCGTCATGGAATTAGTCAAGGCCATGATGGTCGGGCTTAAAGTCATAATTATTACGGTTTTGAGCCCGCTTATTGCAGCCGTATATCTTTTAGGGATCGCCTTGCGGGCGGTCTCTTTTGTTTTGACCCCTATCTTGAAGATGCTCACTTGGCTCCTGAGCATTCTCAGGCCAATCATCGCTCCGCTTCTCGGGATTGCGGCGGCCATAGGACTCGTAGTTGGAGCCATGTGGCTTTATAA